TATCGCCCATGTTGTTTACCAGTTTGTCAAAATCCTCTGTGGTGTTCATTGCAACTCCTTGAGGATTTTGTTAAACGATGCTGATGCCAAACCGTTGATGTCTGCAACGTTCTCGCTTGAGCGAAAGCATTCCTTGACACTTGTGCGTCCGATACCGATTGCGATAATCTTGACGTTGAGTCTGTCGGCAAGACTCTGCAAGTGCGCCATGTGCTTTTGGTTGTAGCCGTCAGCATCGGTGAGCAAGAACAGAATCTTGCGTTGCTCTTGACGAGTAGCCAAGTCTTCAATCGTCAGGCTGATTGATGAGTAGTCAGGCGTTGCAGACCTAGCCCATTGGTGAATCGAACCCAACTTAGGCGATGCTTTCTGAATCGATTCTTTCCACGTCTTGAACGGTACGAACGTGGGTTGCTCGTACTTGATATTGATTTCACCGACTGCACCAGTAGCATGCTGACGCACACTCTCAGCACCGCCATAAAACCCTGTGACGTTGAACGAAACGTTTGCCTTGTCCAGTATGCGAGACAACTGAATTGCCAACGCCTCCGCAGTCTCGATGCGATTGTCTGCTTGCATCGAACCCGAACAGTCGATGAGTATCGAAACCGCTGATGCCTCTGCCTCGACATGAACCCGCTTGGCAAACACCGCAGTACTGCCACAAGCAAAGCGTGTAAACGCCTTACGGTCTAAACGTCCTGACTCCTCGTGTGTGTTCCAACCGACCAAGTCGAGGGAGCGCAAGAGGCGCAAGATGTTTGCACGAGTAGCACCAAGGTTGCTTGCTTGATGGTTGTACTGGAAAGAGTAGTTACGCTCTGCGTCTGATTTGATGATGTACATGATTAACCCCAATTGAATGTTGCGAATACAGGCTTGCCGACTGATGGTCTGCTCTTGCCCTCGTCTGCTTTCGATGAGTGATTGCTCAACTCGTCTTTGATGAAGTCGCTTGGCTCAACCTCACGACCTCCATCAAACGATGTGTCGCTCTTGCCCCCGCCCTTGCCGTCACCCTCACCGTCTTGCGGTTCACCCTGACCGTCACCTTGCTCATCGCTTGGCTGACCGTCTTGGCTATCGCTTGGCTTGTCACCCTGACCGTTCTCAGAACCCCCCTGAGACTCGTCAGAATCGTCTGTAGAGGGCGATTGACCATTCGCCTCACCCTCACCCTCACCCGCATCGTTCGCATCGTCTGAGGGGTTGCCGTCTGACTGCTCACCGTCACCGCCTTGTGGCTTGTCAGGCTGACCCTGACCTTGCTCTTGCTCTTTTTCTTTCTCTTGTTTGTCTTGCTCTTTGATACGAGCAAACAACTCGATGGCAATCTTGGCGATGCTTGCGGTGTCACGTGCAGTCTGTGCTCGTTTCAACGCCCACTTGATGTGCTTTGCCCAAGGCGATTTGTTCACGATGGATGGAGTGCCAATCGAGTAGCCGTTTAAACGTCTGCCCTCAATCGCAAGCAAGAACGGAATGTTGTTCTTGTCGAGGATGTCAGCAGATGAGTCACGAGCAAGTATCGAATTGATGAGGTTCTCAAACAAGACACGTGCGTTGGGTGCTCGTCCTGATTCGATGACCAAGCGCTCGATGCGTGGGTCTTCCAAACCGTTGATGAGTTTGCCTACGAACGTGCCATGCTTTTCACGTGCTCTGTCCCAAGGTGCGTTGTCGGTGTACCAAGCATGACCCAACTCATGCAAGGCGTAGCCGATGAGGTTGTTGAACGTGGCTTGCGGGATGTTTGATTTCTCATCGATAGATGGAAACAAAATCTTTGCATTCACACGTCTGTAAGAGCGGTCAAAAATAATTCCCGCAGTCTTGCCTGTCCAAAGAATCTCAAGCGAACCGAACTGGTCACCGCTTGCATTGAACACACGCTCAGTAGTAGTGGCAACGCCACGCTTAACATCGATGCCTAACATAGCACCCCCTTATTGTTTGGTTAAGAAAGATTTCAACGACTGAACATCAATCGTTGCAGAGAACACACCACGCAACTCAGCCTCGCAGTCAGCGGGAAACTTGTTGACGATGGCGTTGTCGAATGCGATTGCAACAGGCACACCCTTTTGAATTGCACGTGCCCAAGCGAACAACTGACGCAACGATGGAGGCTGAGTCAAGATACCCGCTCTTGCTTTCTCACGTGCGGTGTTTGCGAACCTGACGAGTGTCTCGCTTGCATCGTGCGAGAGACCAGTACGTTTGCAGATGAGCGACACCTCTTCATCGTGTGGCAAGTAGTCGAACCGCAGAGTGAACGAGAACCTATCGAGGAACGCAGTATTTTGGTCACGCACACCCGCAAAGTTACCCGATGTGTCACCATGACCGTTCGAGTTATCAGCACCAAAGAACACGACATGCGATGCGACAGGAATGCGAACGCCTGTCTCAGCGATAACGATGGAGCGGTGTGGTGAGCGTTCGCAGAGAGCATGCAGTACTGCGAGGTTCTGTGCACGAGCGAAACCAATCTCATCGAGCAGAATGATTGCGCCTGTGTGTTGGATTGCCTGAGTGATGACACCCTCTTTCCAAACCACGTTGCCGTTCTGAATCGTGTTGCCTCCGATGAACTCAGCACGTTCGATTGCCTCGTCAAAATTCACACGAAACAATCTGCGACCAAGGCGTGATGCAACTTGTGCAACGAACTCGCTCTTGCCTGTGCCACGCTCACCCGCAAGCCACACGTTGTCAGGCAGAGGGTCATCGAGTGCGATGAGTGACTGATGCAAGTGTTGTGGGTTGAAGATGTAGTCATCGACACGAGCGGGTGCATCGGGGTCAGCCCACACCTCAATCTCAAGCGCAGAGAAGTCAACTGGTTGACCGTCATGCTCGTACTTGCACACGTCACCGAACACCTCGAATGCAGTCTTGCGTTCGCACTTGGGCAAGGCGTTGGCGATGGTGACAATCTCTTCACGTGGTGTGGTCTTGCGGAAAGACTCGAACAAGTCTGAGACCTGAGTGCGAATGACCGACTCAACCTTGCCGTAGTCCACGCCTTGAATCGATGTGACTGCGTTGTTTAAACGAGTCTGCAACTCGTTGAATTTCTGCTCGTTCGCAGTCTGTTGCTTGAGGTTCGCATCGAGCAACTCGTTGGCAACTTCACGCACACGAGTCACGCCCTCGACTGCCTTGGCAATGTCGGTTTGCGTCTGCAAGATTTTGGCTTTCACGTCATCGTCCACACGTGTGTTGGTTGCGAGTGACGATGCCTGTGATGGCACAGTAGTCTCGACCTCAGACAGAGTGACCACGCCTGTGTCGATGAGTTCACGAACCGCCTTGATTGCATCAACCTTGGCGATGTGGAATGACTGCCCCCTGTTGGTGAGAACGGTGTTCAGCACAGGCAGAGAAAGTTTAGACAGGGTGAGAGAGATAGCGTTGCTCATGGTTAAGCCTCCTTGAGATGATTAAAGAACGAAAGTGTTGCCGTCACTTGGGCATGTAGGCAGACCGAGGTCAGCCCATTTGCTAGTGAGTCGGATGGTGTAACCGCACGATGGGCACGTGGCTTTCAGCATGCGGGTTGACTGAACCTTGCGGTCAGCATGGACGTTTAAACGAGCATGTGGGTACTCGCCAAGCGATGCAACGAGCGAACCATACTCAGAGCGGAACGTGTCACCGATTTTGGTAGACGATGGGATGCCTTCCAAGTGCAGTTTGCGAACGAGTCGGGGGAAACGTCCACGATGACCGTCACCGTCAGTCGCTGAGTGCGCCAACTCGTGAACGAGAATGCCGAACACCTCGAAAGGGTCAGCCTCGACAGGCGAGATGAGAATCTCGTGGGTGTTGTCTGCCGATGAACGAGCAGAGTGGTGCTCACCGATGGCACGATTGAGCGAACGTGCATGGCGGGATGGAAAGCCACACGTCACACGAATCTGTGCGGGTAGCGGGTAGCCTAGTGCATCGAACACAGGACGCAATTCATCGGTGGCTTGCGTCAGCCAATCTTCACGTGATGTCATTTGAAAATACCTCCAATGGTTGAAAAGAAAAACTCACGCCCAACACACTCACCAAGATGACGAGTGCCGTCAGCGTAAACGTAGGACTCACCACACCCGCCTGTCCAATCGAGAATGAACACGAACAGGAACAGAACGAACACGATGAGGGAAAGACCAACAACAAAATACTCTGAAAGTTTTTTCACGATGCCTCCTTAATTTGATGATGCGGGTTCGATGAGACCACGCTCGATGAGAGCGGTAGCGGTACGTCCGAACCAACCTTGCAACTTCCAAGCAAGACCAGTATTGACCAACTCTTGCCACGCTTGGAGGTATTGCTCCTCCGAATCGCACTCGACAAAACCCTCTGCGATACCAACTGCGTTGAATGAATCCATAGTGATAGCCTCCTAAAAAAATTGATGGTCACCGAATGGTGATTGCATCCTATTGCACACGCTGAAAGCATATGCAACGAGATGAAATCTCGTCACCCTTATTCACGAGGGTGATGCATGGAGTCAGAGCCTTGCGCCTACTGCGGGGAGTAGCAGACTGTCTGTGCTTGCCCCCTGATAGGTAAGTGGTAGGCGTGAGTGAGACAGTCAGCGTAGGTGTCTGACGTAGTCAACTGGGCTGATGTCTCTCTGTCTGTCCCCTGTATGTGTAGGTGGGTGACACGTTGAGAGCCTGTACCAATCGGGCTTTCTTGCTCGCACTAGAGAGGTTGCGAATCTCTCATCAAAGCGGTCTGTGTTGTTCGATGCAAGCACCGAACGAGATTGAATAATAGCACGTGTTTAAACGTTTGGGTCAAAAATATTTTATTAATAACCCTACGACTTGGTCAGGATTAAATGCGATGAGTACTTTCGTTACACCGACCTCTTTAAACGCCCTACAATCGATTTTGAGGGGTGCAAGCACCCTACCCCTTGACGTGCTATCGTTAGTGCCTTGTGCGAGGTTTTCACTATTTTGGTGCATAAACTATCCACAATTTGCGGTGGATAACTTTACTTGTCCACAGGGTGTGGATAACTCATACTGGATGTTTAAACAGGGAGTTTTTGAATTGCCCACCAACGGTGTGCAAATCAAACCATGCACGTTTAAACGGTGAGCCACTCGCTCATCGGGTGAGCCTGTCGTTTTAAAAAGCGGGTTATCAGCGTAGCGGAATGGTCAGGCGTTGTAGGTGTGTAGAGAGGTGATGAGTGTCGATGTGTGAGTGCTCAACGTGTCGATGTTGCGAACAGTCTGCGAACAGATAGCGAACCTTGTTGACATACGAGGTTTAAACGTCAACCATTCGATGTGAAGTGGTCATGGAGTGACTACAACCAATCAACGCACTAAGGGGATTTAAACCATGCAAAAGAGCAAGACACACAACGCAAGCACTCAGAGCGAGAACGATGCAAGCACAGAGGGAGCGGGGTTCGATAGCGTAGCGATACGGTCTGCCGTTGCTCAAGTAGAGATAAAGACAAAGAAGAATGGACTACCAAGAGGCGTACACAGAGAAGAGACAACAGACACACAAGGCAGAGACAAGAGACTGACTGCAAAGATGCAAGCATTCGCATCGAATATCGTCCAAGGTCTCTCACCCAACGATGCGTATCGCAGAGCATACGACTGCTCGAATATGGGTGAGGCATCAATCGTCAGCGAGGCGAACAAA